TATGCCTCCATCAAGTTATCCATTTGTTTGATAATGTCATCATGGATTGATTGTAGTTGCTCTAGTGTGAGATTAGGGGCTTGGAGTTCATACTTGCGCATACGTTGGTTGGCAAGCTCCATTTGTAGTTTTTCGAGCCCTGCTGCCTGTGTCAAAATCAGATTTGTTGCGGTCTTATTATCCAGTCTCGCACGTTGTGCAAAATCGGTGATATATCGACTGCACTCGCCTTGATAATTCGTGGATTTGTAGGCTTCCGCTGCTGCTTGACGCTCACGATATTCCGATTCGAATCGAGTCCATGTGCTGTAGATTTTTGCCGCATGATTGTCAATTTGCTCAATAAAGCTGTCACGCTTTGTCGATAAAAGTAAAGTCAAATCCACCTTGATATCTTCGGATACAAATTGACCGTTGATAAATTTAACTTTCCCCGTACTTTTGTGACAAAACTGTGTATATTGTTCGTCGGTCAAGGCGGTTAATTTTGTAAAATCCAAATGAGGATAAACCGCTGCCAGGTCGCCGTCGATGATTTCAAAATTACCTAATTTATCTAATACATTAATATAAAAAGCCATTTTTAATAACCCTCAATAACAACATATAAATCAACGATTTCATCGGCATCCCCTGTAAATCGTCTCGTGTTGATATACACATTACCTTTATCGTTACCTTGTTCGCGGATCGCCCATGCACTTATCCATTCGCCAGCTTCACTCACATAGGTTGTTGAGGTAGTTGGATGCGTTGTCCGTACCATCTGTGGCATAGCGGAAAGAATTTTATTTGGCATCGCTGACCATAGCGGGATTTTGATTAATGGATGGCGATAACCTGCATTGGCATAACCTACCGTCGGGGATTCGGCATCAAACCACATAATTCTGAAATTTTTTAAATGTAGGATTTGGACAATTCGCCCATCAGGGTAAATGGTAACACTGCCAGTTAACGTAATAGTTTTGCTTTTTCCGTTATCCCAATTTGATGTCCCATTGATTGTGCGGTTATAATCGCGACGATGCACATTTTTAATATCTTCAAGCAGTGCTAGAGTCCCTGTTTTTTTAGGCACTTTAACCACATTTACATTTTGATTGTCTCTTGTGCGATAAATCAGATTTAAAAATTGATTTTCGGAGTCTGGAGTCGACTCAATTATGGCAATTTTGGATTTGTTGTGGAGGATAACACCAGCATAGTCATTACCTCTATCAATCTCTAAATTACCTGTAATTTTGCCACCAGTTAAAGGCAGATAAGACCCTTCAACCCATGATTGATAAGCAACGGTATCTCCATTGTCGCCAACGTGCGGGAATGCTAGATACATTCTTTTCCCGCCACCATCGTAAAATGCGTTAAATCTCCGCTGGCCAGCCTCATGGCTATTTGGATTTGCCTCAAATGTCCATTTGCCTTGCTTAGTACCTATTTCAAATCCTGCCCAAGAGTTTTCATTTTCCGAATTAAATCTTAGTTTGCCGGTTATTGTGTCGCCATTTTTAGACACTCGACCGTTTGCATTATTGTTAGCATCATTAGCAGATTTTTGTGCGGCGGTCGCTTTTGATACGCCGTCATTTGCTGTACGTTGAGCATTATCTGCAGCATTTTTGGCTTCCACGCCTTTGTCATAAGCAGTTTTGACCGCTTTTGATGTTGCTACATTATTTTCGTCGTTGCTATTGACTGCGGATGATCGTTTGTTAAGAGGGATATAGTTATTTAACGCAAGCTGCACCGTCGCAATCAGTTGCGCGAGTTTTTTCCCAGCTTTTGCGGTGAGCGCAAGAGATTCACTTTCAAGTCCTGTGTCGTTGGTGAGTTTGGTTATACCTTGTTGTGTGGTGCTTGCTTTATTAATTTCGTGGCTGTGCCCGCTTTCATCAAATCCATTTTGCGTTGTGGCAGTAATGGTTTTTGGTGCCATTTGTTGGCGGGTGACAAAAATCACACTGTTATCGATGGATAATGTCACTGCACTAGAGGATTCTACTTTTAAGATCATCCGTAGTACTTGGACTTTACCACTTCCGCTACTTTCTGTCGGTTTAAAACTTTCAGGGCAGTTTGCGTAGGCAATGAGTTTATTTTGTGAGTCAAATACGCCCATTTCTCGGATATAAAAACCGCCGACATTTTCAGGGATGGTTAATTCAACGATCACTTGTTTATTATTGCGATGGTCGAGAGAGACGGCACTGACTGGCGCAATGTGCGTTTGATGTACGAGAGCTGTTGCACTCGCCGTTGGTGTGACCGCTTTCCCATTGCCATCGCCTACAGCAAATTTGGTGAGTTGTAACGGTTTCCCTTGGCTTAATGCGTGAGCGATAGCACGTGTTCCGTAGTCGGTTAAGATTGCAAAATATTGTGATGCCATAAATATTCCTATTGTGGATATATAGTGATGATTTCACCACATTGTTGACCAATAAAGGTTCTGAGAGCACCTGTTGGTGAGATTGCGATAGCGAGCTGATTGAGATGTCTTGAGACGGGTTTAACATCGTTAATAAGTCGCACGAGTTCGTTATAGGTTTGTTCATTCAAGCCACTTTCAGACACTTCTACGGTTAAGCTAAATGTTCCTGGCGTGCCTTGCGGATTAGTTTGAAACCATTCTTTCAGTTCAATGAGATAGCCTATTGGCTCAACTACACGTTTTACTGCGCCAATCGTGCCTTTGTGTTTGTGCACAAAATAAGATTGTTTAATCGCAATGCGTTTAACTTCTTCCGTCCAGTTTTCGTCCCATTTATCCACTGAAAACGCCCAAGCTAAATAAGGCAGTAAATCAGTAGGACAGCGTTCAGGGTTGATTAAATCTGCAATAACAATAGGATTTTCTACCGCACTTTTTAGAATTTCTGCCGCACGTTTTTCTAATGGAGTTGAACCTATCGGCAGTAAATGATTAGTAATCATCACTTGTCACGATCTCCAAATTAATTGCCGTGCAGTAGGCTGATTTTGAGCTTGGTAGCACAATGTCGGCGGTAGGCGAGATAAGTTCTACCCGTTGTACACCTTCCAAGTGTAATGCGGCATAAATACCCGATAGGCTAATGTCTCGCCCTAAACGGTGTTTTTCTTTGGTGTAAGCGGTCAATTTTTTTAATGCAGCCGCTTTGATTGGCTCGTATTCAGGGCCACGATAAAGATGTAATTTGGCGCGGATTTCGTAGGATTGGATCACCGCACTTTGGACAATAACGCGGTCGCCAATAGGACGTATGTCATCATCGTTGAGTTTTGTTCTAACTACATTTAAAAGGCTTTCATCAGCCTCGCCTTGACCATTACGGCTTAAAATCGTGACGGTGACATTGGCTGGCTGTGGTGATGCCACAGACACATCTGCAACATCGTGGTGTGCAGAGAGTGCGTGGAAGATATAAGCAGAGCGAGGACCTGCCACAGAAAGCCCCTCAAAGGCTAATTGCGTGCGCAATCTTAATGAGGTGTCATCTTCTAAAATTTCGGGGATTTGAGGCGTAACATTATTATTCGCCTCTTGAATGACTTGTCTTTTCACATTGTAATTGGCTGCAATCACATCTAAATCTGAACCGCTTGCATAGGCTAACATTGTGGCTTTTGCCGCGTTATTGATGCGGTTTCTTTCCATCAACTGTAAGTAAACCACTTCTTGTAATAATTTCGTGATAGGTTCACTTTCTAAACTTAATCGTGCTTGCCAAAATTCCCTTTCATCTTGTGGGAAAAGCGCGATAAATTCCGCTTTTCTGTCTGCGAGCAAACTTTCAAAATCTAAATCTTCTAGCACTTTCGGTGCATCTAGTTTTGATAAATCGACTAATTCGCTCATTGTTTATGTCCTAAAAATAGTTTTTCGTTGTGCATTTCTTGGTTATCTTTACGACTGCGTGCGACATAACTTGCCACAATGCCACCTTTAACCAATTCAGGTTTAAATTGTGTGATCTGTACGCGTGGCTCCCAGCGATTAATTGCAGTGACGGCACAAGCCGCTAGTTGTAATAACAATGTGTGGCTAATTGGGCGGTCTATTAACATTGGGATTAAGCTGCCATATTCACGCCGCTGAATGCGCGAGCCAACAGGCGTTAGCAAAATATCGGCAATGGATTGTTTAATGTGGTCGCTTTCGTTTTTTAATTTTTCGCCAGTGTATCGATTCATGCTATGCCTTCGCGTTAGAGGTTCGTTGGCCATCGCCTTGTTCAACGTGAACGTGGTTTTGTAAACTAATTGAGCCACCTTTAATATCACCGCTTGCGGTCACACTGCCTTGTGTGCTGATATTGCCTTTTGTGGTGCTTGTGCCTGAGGTTGATAAAGAGCCGTCAATATTCACATTGCCTTTGATATTGATAGTAGGGCAGTCAATATCAATTTGATTAG